TTGAAATTGAAAGATTAGAGAGGGGTATGGAATCAAGAACCGTAAATGCAACTCCAAATCCAAACGACAAAGGATTAAGATTCAATTGGAAAGTAAAAGACATGGAATTTAATACTTGGGAAATTGCGCACTTTAGATTACTTGGTGATGATAGAAAATTACCTTATGGTACATCAATGTTAGAAAAGGCTCGTCGTATTTGGAAACAATTGGTATTGGCTGAAGATGCAATGTTAATCTATAGAACATCAAGAGCACCTGAAAGACGAGTTTTCAAAGTGTTTGTTGGTAACATGGATGACAAAGATGTTGAGGCATATGTACAACGTGTTGCAAACAAGTTTAAAAGAGAACAAGTTGTGGATAGTAAAACAGGTAATGTGGATTTACGTTTCAATCAAATGGCGGTAGATCAAGATTATTTTGTTCCTGTTCGTGATGTGGCCCAAACAATGCCTATTGAGACATTGGCGGGAGCTCAAAACTTATCGGAGATTGCCGATATTGAGTACATCCAAAAGAAATTATTAACCGCACTAAGAATTCCAAAAGCGTATTTAGGGTTTGAGGAAGTTGTTGGTGATGGTAAAAATCTATCTTTATTGGACATTAGATTTGCAAGAACAATCAATAAAATACAAAAGGCAATTATTGCCGAATTAAATAAAATTGCAATTATTCACCTATTCTTATTAGGGTTTGAGGATGAATTACACAACTTTACCTTAGGTTTAACAAATCCATCTAAACAAGCCGATCTATTAATGATTGACGTATGGAAAGAAAAAGTAACATTGTATAAGGATATGGTTACTGAGATTGCTAAATCAATTCAACCAACATCTGCTACTTGGGCTAAGAAACATATATTTGGTTTCTCTGATGAAGATATTAAACTTGAAGTACAACAAATAAGATTAGAAAGAGCGGTATCTGCTGAGTTAGATAACACCGCAACTATAATCACACATACGGGGTTATTTGATAATGTTGATAAACTTTATCACACATCAACAGGAGCAACACAAAATGCGGGAGGAGCACCACCTGCACCTGGTGCGGCACCTGATATGGGAGGAGCAATGCCACCACCACCACCTGATATGGGAGGTGAAATGCCTGTAGGAGAATCAAAAAAAGATAACTTAAATATACTATTGGAAAATGATAATATATTGGGAGATACGTTTATTGATTTATCAAAAGGTAGAAATTCTTTGGGATCTATGGAAGATCAATTAAACAAATTACTAAATGATTGATATTTATAATAAAAAAAAATTATGAAATTTGGAATATTAAAATCAAGGATTGAAGATTGTTTAGTTGAATCTTATAGAAAAGATTCTCTAAAAAAAAATATGTTTGTTTTTGAAGAACTTGTATTAAAAAACAAATCTCTAAGTACACTTTATTTTTTATATGATGAACTTAGTAAAAACAAAGGTTTAAATGAATCTTTTATAAATGAATATATTAACGAAAGTATTATATTATTTGAAAATACAATCTCTAAGGTAGAAAAAAACGACCTTAAAGATCTTAATATGTGGGTAGGTCATATTGTTTCAGAAAATAGGTATCAAGACATTGATAATTTATTTTCATCTAACGCATCTACAATCGAAGAAAAATTAAGAAGTAAAAAAACTATTTCTGAAAATCTTAAAAAAGATCCATCAAAAGAAAAAAAAGTGATTGAGGTTCCATTAAAATCTATGGTTGAGGTGGCTAACAATACAATTAAATCACATATTGATAGTTTAACCGAAGGTGAGAAAAAACAACTTAATATTTTATTAAACACTTCCGATGAAAAACTTAATCAAAAATATGGATTTCTTAAAGAAGATGTGATTGAAAAATTAGAAACTTTATTATCTAAAAATGAAGATTCCGAAACTAATCAAAAAATTAACGAAACAATAGAAAAATTACAAATAGAAAATTACGACAAATTAAATTATTTCAAATTAAAACAATTAAATGAAAACATTTAATTGTTAAGTATTTGTTTTTGTCTGTAAATAGCTTTATTTAAAATCTGTCTCTTAAGGACAGATTTTTTTGTATGTTCTTTTCTGTTATTAAGATGGGTGTTTTGTCTTGTTTTAATAACTTTACTTTTTAATTCTTTTAGAGCTTTTTCAATCCCCCCATTTTTATTAACTTTTACGATCAGCATATTTTTTTGTTATTAGTTTATATATTTGATATATACTACAAAATTAGTTATTATTATCTAAAATAAACAATATCAGTATGAAAAAAATTTATGAAAAAAGGCAAAACCGAAAAAATCAATGGCTTTAGAACATCTAAAATAGTCTATGGGACGGTAGATTCAAAAGAGTTTAAATCTCTTTACCTAAACATCCAAACTTGGGTTGAACCAAAAAAAGACTCCGAAAATTGGACAAGAGTTGTCCTTAATATGAGCAGATCAATTAAACATACGGTCTATCACAAATTAGATAAGACAATGTTTGACGATAAATTTATAGTGGACTTAGATCTTAGAACAAGCGGTCTACACCTAAAAAAGAAATCATTTATGAATTTAGAAATTAATCTATTTTTAAATGAACCAATAGATTTCAAATCCTTAAAATTAAAGAAAACACTTAAATTATTAGTAAAAGAAATTTATTCGGATGTTTTGATAAACAACCCTAATTTCAAATTTTATTTAACAAAAACAGGTAATGTTAAACCAATTAAAGTAAAAACGGAAACGGCCTAATATTTATAACTAAAACTTATTATGAGTGAATATAAAATTTTAGGGCCTAGAGATACAGGTAAGGGAATTCTTATTGAATACGATGCAGGATATATTAACCCAAAAGAAGGTCGTAATTACGAGATATTAAAAGAATCATCAAATCATTTGGACCATTCAAAACCATTTGAATTTTATGCCGTTCTACAAAAATACAACACACCTAACAGAAATGGTAGAGTATATCCTGAGAAGATATTAAAGAGAGAATCAGAAAATTATAGAAAGATGATTGAGAAAGGAACCTCATTATCTGAATTAAACCACCCTGAGTCTTCTTTAATTGATTTAGATCGTGTATCACACCTAATAACAGATATATGGTGGGAAGGTCCTGTATTGTTAGGTAAACTTAAATTGTTAACAAGTCCTGGTTTTCATGAAAGAGGGATTGTTTCTACTAAAGGTGATTTGGCAGCAAACTACTTACGACAAGGAGTTACTTTAGGTATATCTTCTCGTGGTGTAGGATCCCTTAAAAAAGTTGGAGAACAAAATGAAGTACAAGATGATTTTGAACTTATTTGTTTTGACTTAGTGTCCTCACCATCAACACCTGGTGCTTATCTTTTCCAAGATAAGAACGATAGAATGAAATATGAGGAAAGCTTAGAAGAAGACAAAAAAATAGCGGTAGAAAGAAATGTTGGTGAAAGTGGTAACAAATCACTTGACTTAATGAAAAGATTAACCGATTATTTAGATAAATAAAAAAAACTATGGAACAAGGAGAAAAGTATTTTGTGGCTAAAATCACATCTGATTTATTAGATACTGAATCAGGCAAAGTAAAAAAAACAAGAGAAGAAAAATTAGTATTGGGTTATACACCAACTGATGTTGAGGCAAAAGTAACTAAAGTGTATGAACACTATACTATGGATTGGAGAATTACGTCAATCACTGAAAGTAAAATTGATGAGGTGATTGGTTAATTTTTAATTAATTTTTAAGATGGGTATGACATTAGTTGTACCCATTTTTTTTGCTTAAAAATTAGAAAAAATGAATTTTTTTAATTTACCTACTATTTATATTGTAAAACAAACTATAGATGAACAAAAAATCAGTTGTTGAAGACGCATTATTCCAAATTCAAAGTTTGGAAGAAGCTCTTAAAGAAAATGCAAAAGGAATACTTTCTTCTACAATGAAGAATGAAATCAGCTCATTAGTAAAAGAATCTCTTAGAGAACAAGAAGAGATTGACGTTGAAGACGAAGAAGAGGTTGTTGAACCTGAAGGTCAAGTAGATGATGTCGAGGATGTAGATTTAGGTGCAGAACCTATGGATACTGATGATGACATGGAAGATGACGACATGGAAGACATTGACATGGGTACGGATGATGATGATGCAATTGACATGACTGGAGCAGATATGTCAGATGTAATTAAAGTTTTCAAATCTATGGATGACGAAGATGGAGTTATCGTAAAGAGAGATGCGAGTAATAACATTACATTATCGGATAGTGAAACAGGAGCCGATTATTTCATCCAACTTTCTGAACAATATCAAGATGAACTTGATGAAGAAGATGAATATGAAGATGAATATGAAGATGAAGATCTTACATTAGACGAAACTTTGTACGAAATTGAAATGGACGACTTCGGTATGTCCGATGAAGATGAAGATGAAGAAATGGATTTTGAAGAAAGACCAAGACGCATGAGTCGTAGACATAATGAAGAAATGTATGAAACTCCAATGTACGAAACTAATGTTGATGAAACTTTGTATGAAATTGAAATGGATGACTTCGGTATGTCTGATGAAGAAGAATATGAAGAATTAGATGAAGAAGATTTGGATCATGTAATGGAATCAAAATTTAAAGCTAAAGGCGTTGGAATGGGTTCACCTAAATTCAAGTACGGACAAGTTATGGATTATAAAACTACCAAACAAAAAGAAGGTAAAAAAATGATCAATACAGGAAGTGCTAAAAAATTCTCTTATAAAGATGGA